TATTCTTTATCACCCAGATACTTTAGTTCGCTTTCTGGAATAGCGTTGTCTCGTAACATTGCTTGTAGCTGCAAGTGTGTCAACTCGTACTGCGTAGGAACTTTCATTAGCTCTCCATTCATGTCTCATTTGTTTGTAGGTTTGATCATAGGCAGCCAAGTCTCTAACCTTTTTAAATATGGCAGCAGCCTTGGACTTTTCATTGGTTCGCCAATCTTCCTCCTGGGGTCTGACTTCACCAGAAACTTCATCGTACTTCCGTCCACTGGCATGATTAGCATACCTACGGGCTCTCGTAAAACCCATCTCCAAGAATTTCCTCGCCATGTCCATACCAATGAAGTCTCCTTTGGCTTTAAATCCAAGGAACATTTGGTATATCGTAGCAGAAGAGTTGCGAGCAGCAGCTTCATCTACAAAACGCCAGTGAGCGCAAATGTCGTTAGTGTAAGGGCGTACCAATAACACTCCTTGCTCTCCCCTTCCAATACGATAAAGTTTGCGAGTCTCTGTGTCTGTGAAGTCAAGGTCCTCATAAGGGAGTTCATAACAAAATTCAAGCATAGGTGCCTGACTGGTGCTCTGCTACCATAGCACAGGCGTCAAGGAGTTGTCAACCCTCGCCTGGTGGTGTTGGATCTGCGTTGGTGTATGGAATTCTACCATTAGGTTTGATCACATATGCTGGAATATGATGGAATGCATCAGGACAGTTCTGTGGTTGTGGGAACCAGTCGTAACAATTGTCCACTGCAGTCTGTTCATTAGGAAAATAATAGTATACTGTCTTTAGTTCAAAGATTCTATCAATCTCTGCTTCTGGAATAATATCCTCGTACCATGCAAAAATTTCTGCTTTCTTAGTATCAGACACTGTATGATACTGACTATTATCAATAACAAGAACATATTTTTCAGCAAGAGCAGCATAATCTGCTACTAACATTGCTTCTGTTTTAGGATTTAAAGAGATTAGCATTATCCTACTTCTCCTTCTTCAATAATGGACAAGATCTCGTCAAGAGATTTATCAGTAGTTTGTACTCTATGTACTCTACTTACAGGCATCTCATCAATTGCTTGAGTAGAAATAGCAACAGCAAGGTAATTCGTAATTCTATCTGCAAATTTACTGTATACTATTTGATTCATTTTATAGACATGATCATATTCATCAGATAGATACTCCTTACCATCATTCATTGCTTCATGCTTAGATGGTGTTACTGGGAACTTAACTTCATTAGCAGCAACAGCATTTTGATCTTGTGGAATATCTCTCAACTTCTGACGATATGTTCTCCAGTTTGCTTTCTGAGCATCAGTGAGTGGTACATCACCTAGTTGTGTCCAATCACTATCCATAAGTAGAAAGTTTCTAATCAAGATAACTTTATTCCAGTTAAGAATTGAGCTTTTAGCAAACGCTCCTGCCAACGATCTCTCTAGATCATTCTCTTGTCCTACTCTATATTCGGTATACTTTTCTAAAAGACGATTATACAAATCATCTACTTCATCAGGAAATGGTGATAGATCAAACTGATAAGAGACCCACTTGTATACACCAGTCTTTTGTTGACGTTGATACTTGGTCTTATTCATCTTTGAAGTACCATCCTTGTACTTGACAAAGACCTCTAGTTTATCTTTATCAGAATCCCATAAAGGATACAAGATGGGAACAATATTTGCTGCCCAATATCCGTCATCAATTGTCTTGATAACTCCGTCAACTTGAATGTTCTTATCAAATGCATTCAAGTACAATGATGTTTTTGATGGTGATGCGATGTCCATGTTTATACTGTCTTATGAATCCATCCTGTCAAGATGTATTTATCTTGGGAAAATACAGTATTTCCCCTATGAGTATGAGTGAATGCTGCTGGCCAGATTACAACTCTACCCTTTTTTGGTTGTACTCTTCTTTTCTGATAGATGAACTCAGTCTCTGCTTCACCTTCAGGCATATCATTAAGATAGATCGTCCACACTAACTCACGACTAGAAGCATGATATGAGGACGTTTCATAATGCCAGTCATGATAACCACCTCCAGGAGGTGTTTGTTGAAACTTAATGATATTTGTGATCATTTTAGTTGGTCTCAGTGCAGCAAATTCAGTGGTATAACTTGCAACACAACATTTTAAATATTCTCTCACTTGCTTAGAGATTTCACTCTCATGTTCATTGAACAAATATTGATAATCACTACGACCTAACTTTCCATGTGGAAATTGTCCCATACCACAATCCACATTCATCCATCCATTATTTTCTTTTGCTTGTAGACATTTTTCAATGACATCATCACACATCTGTGGTGGAAAGAAATTATCCCAAACACCAATGAAATCGTCAAAATCAGCCACCAGTTTCTCAGGTGGAAAAATAAAATCTGCCATTAATTTAGAATGCTTTGATTAGATATTTAACTCTATGATACTTAGTAATTAGTGGAATATCTGCTTCAGATACAACTTGTGCTGTAGTAACAATAGGTGTGGATGATGACATTGTAAACGTTCCATCCGTAACTGTCAAGGATGCATCTCTTGCGGTAACAGTTCGTCTAACCTGATTGATACCTGTATCACTGTTGATTGGCAATCCAGCATCATCTAAGTTACCTTGTAGAGATGCTCCACCAGTAGAAACAAATCTATTCACAATTTGTGGACTATAAAACATTGTGATAGCAGCAAGACCATAGTTATCAGCGTTTGCTTGAGCATTATCATTTGCTCCATTAGGTCTATCTTGGGATAAGATAAGTGTAATATTAGTGTCTTTTATTGCAGCACTTTCTGCGATTGGTATTTCAACTGATTGCCATCCTGGATCTACATTTGAAGCAAGTAAAATTTCACTAAACAGTGTTGTGCTTGTTGATCCAGACTTCTGATAAAATAAATTTATTGCTTCGTCTGGTGCTTCACCACCATTTTGTCCACTACCTCTAATAATTGTAAATCTTATTTTGTTGACATCTGTCATGTCAAACTGACCAACAACTAACTGTCTATCACCAGATGCCTCTGTAGCAGCACCAGTAAAATTAATATATTGTGTTATTTTACCTCCATTATATGGAATATTGGCAGAACCAAATCCAGCAGTGCTACCAGTTCCTAATCCAAAAGCTCTTTGTTTTAAATTAGGATCAGTAGAGGATTGCCAAACAGGAGCATCAAATGGAGCTCCAGTAGGTGTGCCGTTTTCTGTGCAATTAAAATATTTGCCAGATGGAACTGTAGTTTCACCTGGGAGTGTTGTACCTGCTTCTTGACCAACATATTTAACAAAGATATTACCTCTACCACCATCTTGTCCAGTTCCTCCTCCACCACCAGGAGATTGTAGTGTTACAGAAACAGGAACGACAAGATCACTAATAGTAATAATGAGTTTAGAACCCATTCCACCACCTCCACCAGTAGGTTCATAATTTAATTCTGTAATACTATATTCAATTTCTACATATCCATCTGATGTTGGGTTTGCTCCAGCTTCATCAATAGACACTGCACCAGCCCACTGATCAGTCCTATATGCTGAGACACCACGGCGTCCACCCGTACCACCACCATTACCATTATGTCCGACACCTGCCTGTCCACCAACACCACCATTACTTTGGTTGACAATACCACATCCAGCACCTCCACCGCCGCCACCACCAGCAGTACAACCACCAGTAGATCCATCAGAACCATCAGCAAAGTCTAATGCGTTGGATGTAGCTACAAGACTTTGTGAAGCACTTCTATGATTTCCACCAGGATAACAACCATCCGTGGTTCCACCACCGTTGAAACCACCACCTGATCCACCGCCGCCGCCTCCGCCGCCTGCGCCTGCAATCAAGTCACCATTAAAGAAAAGTCCAGTACATCCTCCACCTGCACCGCCAGTTGCGCCGTTACCCCATGCACCTTGACCACCATCGCCACCATAAGTGCTACCACCACCGATACCACCAGCAGAGGTTCCGCCAGGTTCATATCCAGTTCCATCATTACCAGATCTATCGTTGAATCCAGCGTTACCTTTTCTACCAATTTCCCAAGAAAGTGTTCCCGATGCTTGGTTTATTGTACCAATAAGTCTTGCACCTCTACCACCATAACCACCAACAGCACCAGATTTACCACTATCTGATGTTGGCCAACCTGGCCATGATCCACTACATCCAGAGTTAGCATTTGGGTTACCATTACCACCACCACCACCAGATACTCTTACAGTAATAGTTCTACCAGTTTCAGTAGGAGAAGCGGCAGGAATAGTCCAAGAACCATTATTAGTATATCTTGTCGTTGGTACATTAGTTGTACTTTCAAATGCTGTTGATGCACCATTACCACCTCTGTTTAGAGGTGCTGGATCTAATTCACCTCCACCGCCGTAAGAAAATGCTCCCTCACCGCCAGCTCCACCATCAGCTCCATCAATACCATTGGTAGTAGAAAACTGGAATCTAGAATCTGTTACTAGAGAAGCAGGAATTGACAAAAATCCGCCAGTTCCTCCAGCACCGCCACTATTTCCTGCTTGTCCACCACTACCACCTTGTGCAGTAATAGTATACAAATCTCCATCAACGTCAAGAGTAACCGATGCTGTTCCACCATTGCCACCATCAGTGTCACTATCAGCACCTCCTCCACCTGGCGCTTCTAAAATAATTTGAATTCCAATAACATCACCTAAATTTGGATCTGGAAGAGGAATAACTTGACTTTGTGGTGTAGTGATAGTCTCACTAGACAATGTGATAGCATTTCCTGGGATTTCAAACTCTGCTTGCTTTCCACCAACTAGTGTATTACTATCAATAACATATGCTTTTGGTGGTTGTGTAATTTCTTCTTCTACAAAATATCCACCAGCTAATTTTACATTAGCACCTGTACCTACAACTCCATTGTTAACTGTTGGTGTCTCACCTGTTCTTGGTGCTGCAGCAAAAACTGTTGCACCAAATCCGTCAGCGACTACTGTAAATACTCCAGAAAATTGAGATGGTGTTACATTAGAAACTGCAACATTATCATCAACAGCAAAACCATGATTTCCATCACAATTGAAAGTAATAAGTCCAGTAGCAGGATCATATACTACAGTTAGCAAAGGAACTGCTTCTGATTCTGAAATAGAATAATTGTACGATGCATCTCTCTCACCAATACCAGTAGTATTACCATATGTTGCCATCGCTGGACTCTGCAGTCTTGTGCCGATAATACCATGAGAGTGACCTAAAGGATCACCATTAGCACCTTCTGGTTCAAAATCAATAATATTTGCTCTACTATCAATGTAATTAACAGCAAATCTATCTACTTCAGATGGTCCTAATTCAGCACGCTTGGTTGTATCTACTTCAGCGGATAAAATTCTATGTTGATGTCGTGGTGGGAATGAGAACGTATGGTCCTCAAGTGGTCCTACTTTATACTTTACAAAACCGTCTGCAAATGCTGTTACATCAGCAACAATATCACTGTATCCTGTAGTTTTTACATCACCAACATTAAAAAATTCTCCACTATCAACTAATGTATTTTTTGCAATATACCATTGTCCACCAGTCTGTCCTACAAAATTATTAATAGCATTCTCTGGTGTTGCTGTTCCAGCACCATTTACATTGCCAAATCCTAAGATCTTTCTTTGTCTATAGTCTGGTAAATTAAATGTTCCAAGGTTATATGGATAATCACTGAGAGAAAAACTCTTTGATAATGCAATATTTGGATGTAGTGCCGAAGATGGCGCAACAAATGACCAAGTATATTGTGATGATGAAAAATTGCTTAAGTCAATGTCATCAGGAAGTGTGACTTCATATGCAAATTCTCCTGTTTGTGCTTGAGAACTCACATCTTCAGTTGGTTCAACTAAAGGATATATTGTATTAGTATTGAGAGCTCCTCCACTAGTGGGAAATTGTCCCATAGTATTGAATCTCATTGCAGTATTATAAGGAAAAGGCATTTGTACATTTACCTTATCATTAGTAGCATCCTTATAAAACTGGAAGAATAATTTATTGTTAATAATATATGTTCTTCGTAATCCAGCAGGATCTGAAGATTGTGTAATAGTTACACCAGCAGCACCACCATATCTATTTCTAATAGAAGAATATAAAGCTGGATAATCTCTAATTTTTAGTTCTCTGCCATCACAATACAAGTGATTTCTATAAGTATAATCAGGATCTTCACCATCAGTTTGTTGATCAGTGCCAACAAACACAGGAAGAATTGTACCGACTGGACTGTGTTGTCCATTCTTGTCGGCATAGTAATTTAGATATTGATTCCTGTATGTTGCCATCTGTTTAATACTTAATCAAAAACTCTTGGACTAAAAATGGTTGGATATAACTATCTGCTTTGTTTTCTTCATTGATATCTATCTGAATAGTAGATACAATATCTGATGCGGGAATATTTACAGCATTAGTTTTTACTATGAACGTGTGATCTTCTTGTTCAAAAGGAACAAAGTGTCTATGATTACACTCGTCTCCATACTCTTCCACAACATTAACAACATTGTTTATCGCACCAAATGTAACATCATTTGGAACAGAGTCAAAGGGAACTTGAGTAGCTTGTGATACAGTTGATGGTGTGTAGTTAGGAGGAACTCTTTGAATTCTTGCATTACCTTGTGGTGGTGAGCATATTGCAGCACCAACAGGACATGGGTTAGGAGTAGTACATCCCATTGTACCAGTGTAACGGATGTTGCCACAGTTTCCAGAGTCATCTTCCCAGATAGGAAATCCTGATTGACTGCCACCAGTAGCGCAACCAAATGTACCTTGACCAGGAATATTTCCAGGAATCAGACACTTGCTTTGAGCATCAAAAGTACATCCAGACCAACATGCACCATAATATTCCAAGGTATCAGGAGGATTAAATGCACATGGATATGACTCTACTCTTTCTTGGAAAGCAGTAGCATACCTTGACGCTGCTGCCTGACATAGAGGTTGTGCAGTATTGTTTGCCCAAGACATAATGCATAATGTAGATTTGGAAGCATAAGAATTTCTACCAAAGAGACCAAACTCATTTCCACTACTAGCAGCGATTCTAGATCTTTTACCATCATGGAAATGAGCATGTGGTTGAAACGCTGTATGTAATACCTCAGATTCTTCTGTATAGTTACCAGTAGCTCTAGTAAATCCTGGTTGACCAGTAATTTCTAAAGTTTGCGTTGGAATAAAAAAGTTTCCTTGATATTGAACTTCAAATGTTGTACCAATATTTGAAGTAACTTCCAATCCAATACCAGATTTTGTAATTGTTTGACCAGAATCATTTAACAGATAAGTATCAACATAATCACCTAAGTTTGATGCATTTGATGTTCTAATACTCTTAGCACCTAGATCAGGAACCTGAAACTGATTATCCAATAAATCAGTATCAGGTTTTTTATATCTGCAACTAACACCAACTCCTAAAACTTCTGCCAACTCTGGATAAACTTCCGCCTGATATACAGATCCATCACATCTAAGATAACCCGCAGGTAAATCTCTCAAAGTATTGGGGTCATCTGGATCAGTTGATGATAATTGATTTGACCAGTTAATAATAGATCCAGTTAGTGTTCCTAACTTTCCTCTTTCTTTGCTATAAAATACTGCCATATTAATATGCTCTGATAATATACAGTACAGTTAGAGATGGTGTATTTGGATTAACCTGTACGCTTAATCCCCTGTCAACATTGATAGGTTCAACGTTTCCAGTCGTCATATTATTTATCAGAATAGTGCGAGGCAAATCCATCTGACCCTTAGACATTGTTAAATCAACTGTGAAGTGATTGTGAGATCCAAGAGAGTTGGATGTGAATGCATCAGCACCATGATTTAACGTAGTTGGATATGGAGTATCTCTACCAGCACCAACAGCACCATAGTAATCTTCTGGATCAGTAGTAACACCAGATCCACCACCAGTAGGACCAGAGTATACAGTCTCAATTTTAAACAAATTAGAAATATTAGTGCTAAAAGTCCTTGGAGCAAAGTTACTAGCAGGAAATCCTAGTTCATTACCAGAAGAATATCCCTCACCTAAAGCATTAATAGCATTAATCTTGTATCTAGTATTATCAGGACTACCACCATTTACAGCGATACCATCCAATCTAATTGGAGCAGGATCAAGTTGTGTATTAGGAAGACCAAGATTAATTCTTCTTGGTGTATTAAAACTAAAGTTTAAAAAGTCACCTACTTGATATCCTGTTCCTTCTTCAACAATTTCAACGATTTTATATCTGGTATCATCTGGATACTGAGTACCAGGAGTAACAGTGCCAATTCTCAAAATACCATTGTTAGTAGTGCCGCCATTAGTAAGAGTAGTATTACCAAGATTTAGAGCAATTCTTCTATCAGTATTAAAGAAACACTGTACTTCTACACCAGGAGTAAAACCAGAACCAGCCTCAACAACCTCAATTAATTTCCATCTTGAGTTAGGAGGGTAAGTAGAGTTTTCATTAGCACCTCTCGCTGGTTCAATTCTAATTCTAATTTCAGCTCCTACTCCGCTGCCATCCGCTGCTACTAATGTACCATCACTAGACCTACAAGTAGCAACTACAAATTCACCATAATTATTCCATAATTGATCACCATCACCATCGGTAGCGTAGAACCAATCATCATTGCCCATGCCATCACTATTGTACCAACCATCATTTCCTGGTCCATCTGTCCAATCATCATCATCTTCAATAGCACCAATTTCATTATGATAACCTTCTAATGTAGCAGGAACAATACCAGCACCTTGAAGAAATGGTTGTTTCCATGGTTCTAATCTCATTTTCAGAACCATACCAGTTCCACTACCACCAGTCATATTAAATTCTTCTTCTACATAATCAGTTCCATCAAGCCACAACTGTTTCTGATCACCATCATTACTATATGCCCAACTGTTTATAGCTCCTGCATAATAATTACCATTACCAGAAATACCTTCATTAGGATTATCTCCACCAAGTGCATCTTCTTGCAAAGCAAAATCTCCAGCAAAAGGAGAGATTCCACCTGTTGCTAACGCAGGATCAGGCCATGCCTGAAAAGTAGCATTAACAATAAGTCCTGTGCCATCTCCACCAGTTAATGGAAAATTAGCAGTAACAGTATCCTCAATATCGCTCCAACCCAAGGATCCAGATATATACGCCCAACTACCTAAAGCCTTTGTATAATGGTTAGAAGCTACAGTAAGATTTTCAAATAACTGAAATGTATCTACTGCACCTGCAGGAGGTACAAAAGTTACACCTTCTCCCCTTCTAGGACCAGGAACTTGATCTGATATATAATAATTTCTTTGACCTAAGTATGTTCCTGGCGGTGGAAATGGGGCAGTGACTGCTGGTTGTTGCACGTTTACAATACAACTATTGTCATCTTGATATTCAACAGTATTACCATATTGCCCAACAGTTCTATTTCCTGATGGGACAATAGGAACTACATCAGAGTCATCAGAGTAATTTCTAAATGTGGATAGTGTAGGCAAACTATTTGCTGTAGAATCATATGCTGTCCAAGTTACTTGTCCTGTATTAAATCTATCTGCTTGTGACTCATTAGCATTAAATCCAATGTCAGAACCAGTAGTAAATTCACTATCCTGAACTTCAAAGTTACCTGCTTCAAACAATCCAAGATAACCACCACCTAATTCTACAGATGGATAGAAACCATCAGTAGGTCTAGAGTGTGTATGACCTGCTGTATGCTCAATACCAAGTTTTCTAGGAATAATTCTTAAAGTGTCAAAATATGTTGGATCTTCAAAGGCAATACCTTTAATCTTTCCTGCCAATTCAGAACTAACTTGAACAGAAAAATTAATATCAATGTATGATACAACATTTGTTAGTGGTTGCTGAGTAGATTCAGTACCATTTAAAGAAGTATATTGTCCAATGACAAACAAATCAGTTGGTTCAATCAAACTAGTTTCTAAATCAATTAATGATTGTCCAGTAAGATTTGGCAGATTAAACACATCATCATCATTATAGTTTGGATAGTCATTTGAAATTCCAACAAAAGGTTGTCCTGGTTCTGTAGTAGGACCATACAAATTACCCAATGTTTGTGCTAACAACGGATAATCTTTCGCTCGCAACTGCTGTCCTCTCATGACAATCCACCCTTTGGGGATTGCATCAGAAGTTAAAGCAGAAGTGCTAGAACTGCCAGTCCATGGCATGATGGTGCCGATAGGACTGGCTTTTTGTGCTTTGATTCTGTTATAACTTGCCATTTGTTTGTATTAGACCTCCATTAGCCACCAACCTTGTACACTGGTTGGAATTCCGATTTGATTATTACTATCACTAGAACCAAGATAAATTAGAGCAAATGCGGCGTTTGCTGTTTGAACGACTAGTTCACCAGAAGGGTATGGTGTAAGTCTATCACCAAATAGCGTACCAGTGCTATCTCCTTGAATTGGTGTTCCACTAGTTTCAGGGGTTCTGATAACAAGTGTGGTATCATACTTAAGGTTACCACCAACATCAATCAGTCTAACAACATCGCCAGTTTGTGCTCCAGATGGTAGAGTTACAATCAAGGTTTGTGTTGCTTGTACATTGACCATATAAACAATATTTGAGATCAATTGTAGATCTGCTTCAGGTGATGCAGCAGAAATATATCTGGTATGTTTTGCACCACTACTTGTATAGTAATTAGTAAGACCGAAAGCATCAATAGACTGATCTTGTTTAATGTCAAAAGAATTTCCACCATTGATTCCAAGACTTTGTACCGAAAGTACAGCATCACTACCAGGAGTAGCAGATGCTTCGCCTGTAATAGTTAGGGAAGTTTTAATTGTGCCATTTCCAAGGTTATCAATAGAGAACGATGGATCACATGAAAGCGTTGTAATAACGTTTTCTGGGCAAGATGATGGATATAAGAAGAAGTCACCTCTTGCAATTACACCAGCATCCCAGTTAAGTAGACCTTGGTGATCAGCGTGACCGTCATCATTAGTGAACTTGAATAGTTCAGTCTGTCTGACAGAATCATAGATGATAAAGTTACCACCACCAAGTGTGAGGTTATCAGTAACATTCAAACTACCCTGTCTGTAAGACTTAGCACCATCAGAAAGTTGCTCGTCCATGACAGACTCATGAACTTTGCCATATAGTCTACCATTTACAACAGTTAGAATCTCTTCATTATTAGACTTATTGCTAAATCTCAACCACTGCTTGTAATCTAGTTTTTGTTGAGAAATATATCCTCTTTCTAGGATTACAGAGAGATAATCTACAGGAGCACCACTAACTTGTCTTTGTCTAATCTCTGCATCATTAACACGAGACCAATCTTCATGTTTGATAATTCTTCTTACAGAATCACCAATATTATGAGTCATCTCAACTGTTCCTTCCTGAGCTCTTGTCGCTACTACAGTAGGAATATCAGAGTCAGGAGCGATAACAGCTTCAACTGCAAGGATTTCAAGTTGTCCAGCACCAGTAAAGGAAGCAGTAGGACCAACAGCAATTAGATCACCAACTGCAAATCTTCCAGATCCTTCGCCAACAGATTGAACAGGAATCTGTAACGTACCCGTGCCAGTACCAGTGGCAGGTGTATCTCTAATAGTAGTAGCAGGACCATTTGACTGAATAGTTTGAGGGTCAATGTAATAACCATAAGCAACTACATCTTCCAGATCAATTACAGGTTCGAGAGAAGCAGTGGTGGTATAAGAACTATTGCTGGACCATGCTAGTCCTACATCAAATCTACCAGCATAAGTTCCAATTTCAGTAGTTCCAGAACAAGAATTGATTTCAAACGTTTTATTAGAACCACCATCCTTAATAGTAAAGAGTTCATCTCTTTCTGCCTTCATGGTTACACCAGTAGCAGAAGAACCACCAATAAATGGTTGGTTTAGATAGATAGCACCACCAAAGATGAAATCAACTACAGTATCTTGTAGAGTCTTGACAGGGCAAGAATCTGTGATAATCTTCAGAGAATCGCCTGGTTTGATGTCGGCAATTGTCTTATTAGCAGTTGTAACAGTAACGTTAGAAATAAC